AGACACCAGCAGAGCCGATCAAGCCAAAAATGCCGGCTGTTGCGTATCTGGAATCCAGAGGAATCAGTGAAGAAGTGGCAGAAAAGTATGAAATCACGACGCTGAAGCAGCAGGAAAATATTTTGGTATTTCCTTTTTATGATGAAAAAGGGAAGCTGCGTTTTATCAAGTATCGGAAAACGAATTTTGATAAGACGAAAGACCGGAATAAGGAATGGTGTGAAAAAGGCTGCAGACCGATCCTGTTTGGAATGAAGCAGTGCAATGATAAGTTTGACCGCCTGGTGATCACGGAAGGGCAACTTGACAGCCTGAGCGTAGCTACATCGGGGATAGAAAATGCAGTTTCAGTCCCTACTGGGGCAAAAGGGTTCACCTGGGTGCCGTACTGTTATGACTGGATAGCAAAGTTCGAAGAGATTGTTGTTTTTGGAGACTTCGAAAAGAATCAGATCACATTACTGGACGAAGTTGCCAGGCGTTTCCCATGCAGGATCAAGCATGTCAGGGAAAGTGATTACAGGGATTGCAAAGATGCCAATGAGATTTTACAGAAATATGGATCGGAAGCAGTCCGCAAAGCTGTAGAAAATGCGGTATCCATTCCGGTGCAAAGAGTGCTCCCTTTGGCAGAAGTGGAAAACGTCAATATCTATAAGCTACCGAAGGTAAAAACTGGATTATCCGATCTGGATCGGATGCTATATGGTGGTCTTCCATTTGGGATGGTCTGTGTGATTGCTGGAAAACGTGGAGAAGGAAAATCTACTTTCGCCAGCCAGATCATGGCAAGGGTGATCGAACAGGGATATCCGACATTTACATATTCCGGAGAGCTACCAAATTATCTGTATAAAAGCTGGTTTGATTTCCAGATCGCCGGCCGGCACCATATCGTGGAGAACCGGACAGATTATGGAGAGGTGAACCGGTTTATCACAAATAAGAACCAGGAGCTGATCAATTCCTGGTACCGGGAGAAAGCATATATCTATGATAACCGGATTGTGGAAAATGATGAGAAGGAAGATCTTCTGAAATGCATTGAAAAATCCATCCAGCAATATGGCGTGAGAGCTATATTGATTGATAACCTGATGACAGCTATGTACATAGATGAGCAGCGGGGTAGTGACCGGTATGAACAGCAGGGGCAGTTCGTGAGAAATCTGGCGAAGCTGGCAATCCAATATGACTGTCTGATCCTTCTGATCGCTCACCAGAGAAAGAACAGTTATACCACGGATGCCAATGACGAAGTCAGCGGGTCCGGAGACATCACCAATCTGGCCGGAATCACATTAAGTTACAACCGGGGAGATAAAGAAGAACTGGAGAAAGGAATCGTCAGAGAAGACCAGAGAAAACTTATCGTGGCCAAGAACCGATTATTCGGGAAAATCAATCTAAAAGGTATTATTCTCAACTATGATGAGAAGTCCAAGAGGATTTATGGAGAGAATGATGACCTGGATTATTGTTATGGTTGGGACAAGTCGGATGGATTTCATGCTGTGGATCCAGAAGATATGGAGATACCGTTTTAAGGGGTAAACGTTGATGGAGATAGAAAAATTAAAGAAGTATTGTGAAATGTTTAATGCAGCATGGAAATTATTTAAGACCTATCACGCTGCAGAACGTGATGAGGATAGATTGCGATTAATGACAGCCGGGGAAATGATTTACCAGAAATATCCGTGCGACCTGATGCGGGAGCTGATCTGGTGTGTGTTCCATGAGATTGACCGGCTGCATGGAGAAGAGGAATAAAACATGAAAAGACAGAAAGAGAAGAAGCCGGAAACACATATTTGTTATCTCTGCGGAAAGTTGATAGAGCCTGAGGAGAAATATGTGTATATCAGAACCAGAAGAGGAACGGAAATGTATATCCACAGAGCCTGTATTCATACAGGAAGGATAGATAGACAGGAGAAAGAGAAATGATAGAGATTATTGGAGAACCAAGAGATGCAACAGAAGAAGAAATCAAGGAATATACCAGAAAACAGGAAAGTCCGGAATGGCATCAGCGCATGATGGACAACTTCCTGCGCCGACCGAAATGTCATCCGAATTGTTTTGGAGCAGCCAGCAATGATTGCGGGAGGTGTTCTGGATGAGTAGAGCAGAGAGACGCCGGGAGATGCGTGGACAGGAAAAGAAAGAAGTCACCCGAGTAATGACAATCGCCCAGATCCAGCAGATGAAAAAGGACATGGCAGATCTGATCGCAGATGAGCTGCTGATGAAGGTAGTTGGAATCGCAGCGTTGATCATCCATGATAAGTTCGGAATGCTCATGAAGAAGGAAGTTGATGGGAAAAGCAGTATAAACTCTTTGAAGCTGGAAGAATGACTCTGGAGGATATCCAGGAAGTACTGCGTGATGAGTGCGGGATCACGATGAAGAGAGAAGATGCTCAGCACAGAGAATGGATGTAGGAGGCGTTTTTCGGTGGAAAAGATAATTTGTATACCGACAAAATCCGATAAACTTCGGATATCTGTCAGGATCACAGGAGAGATGGTTAAAGATTTTTGTGATTGCTTAAGAAAGGCATATACCATGTCGGGGAAAGACTGCGATACATGCAGTTGGGGAGATCTTACCATCGGAGATGTTGGAATGTGTGAGATGGATGAAGTTAGAAAAGCAGTAGGTAAATGGGAGGTGCCAGATGAATAGTGAAGGATACAAGGATCCAACAGCAGAAAAGGCGATACATAATACTGAACATATCCCGAAGCATATCAGAGAGCCACTTGATCTGGTAAGAAGGTTTCTGGATGTTACCGGGTTGGAACTGATTAATATCGCAGTCAGAGACAGAAAGAGCAAACGAAAGTATTCATGGTCGTCATGGGGAGGTGATACCGTTGGAAAAGGAAATCCTGATGGAGTACGCAGATATGAAAGTGGAAGTCAAGGATCTGCGAAGAAGGATAGAAAAGGACCGTAGCCAGTTGTGGAAACTGGAAAACAGTATCGTGACTGATTCAGTATCGAGGGGAAAGAAGGGGAAAAAATCCCTGGGAAGTGTAAAAATTACGGGAAAACCGGATGGTCTGATTGAACGGAAACGACAGCAATTGAAAAGAAAGATTGCACTACAGGAACAACTGGAAGTGGAATTGTTGGAAAAGCAGACACAGGCAGAAGAGTTCATCCAGACAGTAGAAAAGAGCGAGATGCGAACCATGCTTCGATTCTATTTCATCGACGATCTGACCTATGCACAGACTGCAGAAAGGATGAATGCATTGTATCCAAAACGCAGGATACGATACACAGATGAGAATGTTAAGAAAAGAATTCAAAGATTTTTTCAAAATGTACCCCAATGTCCCATTCAAAAGTGCTAGTATGGTAAATGGGTTAAGACGGTAGTTAATCATTCCTCTGTGTTTGGAAACTTCAACCTTTCTATGTGAACAGGCGGTTGTAAAACCGCCACCCCTTTGGAATATCTCCCCGATCGGGAGGGAGCAAGAGCCGTAAAAGCGAGCCGCAGGTTCGAATCCTGGTATTCCGATCGCCGATAATGGCGGTACAACAGCCCGCCTACCTGGACAGGCAAAAGTAGTTCAGGAGCCCGTCAGAGCTGATCTGGCAGCAGGTCACACTAGACTGAGACCTGCAGATGCGTATGCGCCTGGCAGAGATGCCGGGCGTTTTAAAATTTTATTGCAGAAATTTGAAAAATACAGTAAGCTACATAATGAATAAATTTAACATTAGGAGGTAGCTACATGGAATGTTTTATGTGGGGAATATGTAATAGTTTAGTGATAATGGGGTTGTTGTTTGGAACGATGACAGGTATGAGCATAAAAACAGAAGAAATCAAGGAAAAAATGCACAGTTATAGATTTCATATCTTTAAAGCCAAAAAAGATACAAAAGGGAACGTTAAATATCCAAAAGATGAAAAGCGATTCATCTATGACAATGTAAAGATAGTTATCAAAGAAAAAATAAATTTAAATATTAGCTTTGGAATGTCCATGGTGGGAACTGTGTTGCTGATGTTATTTAATTTCAAGAAACCAGGGAAAATAGAAACCAGGGCTTTTATACTGTTTATGTGTTGCATTTTTGCTTTTTTCATCGGAATTTTATTGAAATTTTTATTATTCAAATATGAAAATAAAAAAGTGAAAAACGATATAAGAAAGAATCCAGAAAAATACATACCAGAAGACAGCATAATTAATATGGCTTCAAATGAAGAAAATGATTAAAA